ATCGCAGCACCCGAGCTAAACTACACCTTCGGCAACGCCCGCGACTCAGGCGCTGCTGAACTGCTGCACGCGATCCTGCACACCGGCAACGACAGCAACAAGCGCAAGCTGCTGCTCGGCCGTGGCTGGGCGACTCAAAACGCCGACGGCACGATCGACACGTCCAAGTGGGACACCTTCATCCAGCGCATGCAGGCCGAAGGTAAGCTCACCAAGGCGCACTACGATTTCGCCCAGGGCGTGTGGGATCTGCTCGAGGAGATGAAACCCCTCGCCCAGGAAACCCACCGCAAGGTGTTCGGTCGCTACTTCGCCGAGGTCACTGCCAACGAGTTCACCACCCCGTTCGGCACCTACCGCGGCGGCTACGTGCCAGCCCAAACCGACAGCCGCCTGGTCAAGGACGCCAAGCTGCGCGAGCTCGCCGAGGGCGAGAACGAATCCATGGCCTACGCGTTCCCCGCCGCGCCGAGCGGATTCACCAAGAGCCGCGTCGAGTACAACCAGCCCCTGCTGCTGGACCTGCGTGCGCTCGGCCAGCACATGGACAAGGTGCTGCTGTTCTCGCACATGCAGGGCGCAGTCACCGACGTGCGCCGTCTGCTGACAAATAAGCGCGTGAGCTACGCGCTCGACCGCATCGACCCCGCCGCCTACGAAGGCATGCTGATCCCCTGGCTGAACCGCTCGGCCCGCCAGGTGGTCGAGACTCCTGTCGTCGGCGATCGGGGCCTGGCTCGCATGCTGGGCAAGCTGCGCGGGCGTGCCGGCATGGCGCTCATGGTGGCGAACCTGTCGAACACGGTGCAGCAGATCACCGGCTTCTCCTCAGCTGCCGTCAAGGTCAAGCCCGGGCTGCTGCTCAGCGCCACCGCGCGCTTTGCTGCCGATCCCAAGGGCATGAAGACCAGCGTGGCCGAGGCCTCGCCCTACATGAAGGACCGGATGCTGAACGAGGTCGGCGCGATGAACGACGCCGTCGAGGAGATCCTGATCGACCCGACCCTGCTCGAGAAGAGCCAGGCCTGGACGCAGCGCCACGCGTATTTCATGCAGGCCGCGGTCGACAACACCATGAGCCCAATCATCTGGACGGCCGCCTACAACCAGGCGATCGAGCAGACGATGGACGAGAAGGAGGCCGTGCGCTTTGCCGACGGCGTGATCCGCCAGACCCAGGGCACGACGCTGCCCGAGGACATCAGCCGATTCGAGACCGGTCCCGGCTATGCGCGTCTGTTCACCCAGTTCGTGAGCTACTTCAACATGATGGCGAACACCAACGCCACCGCGATGAAGCAGATCGCCGACGAGGTGGGCCTGCGCAAAGGGGCAGGGCGCCTGCTGTACGTGGCCCTGGCCGGCGCGCTGGCGCCGATCTGGGTCGCGGAAGCGATCGCCCAGGCGTTCCGTGGCGGCCCCGACGACAAGGACAAAGACGGCTGGCTCGACGACTGGCTGATGGCCGTGTTCGGTCTGGGCACGCTGCGTGGCCTGGTCGCCCAGGTTCCGCTCGGCGGCCAGCTGGCGCAGCTGGTGGTGAACCGTTTCAACGACAACCCCGCCGACGACAAGTTCAGCCTCTCGCCCGCGGTGAGCCTGCTCGAGTCCGCCGGCAGCTCGCCCGCCTCGGTCTACAAGGCGATCGTCGAAGACGGCAACAAGCAGAAGGCGGTGCGCGATGTGGCGGCTGCTGCAACGCTGATCACCGGCTTGCCGATCTACACCGCGGCCAGGCCCCTCGGTTACCTGGCCGGCATGGCCGGCGGAAACATCGAGCCGACCGGCCCAGTGGATCTCGCTCGAGGCCTCGTGACCGGTACCGCGAGCCCCGAGAGCAAGCAGCGCTGATGTGTCCATGAGCGGGGTCCCTGCACCTACCATCCCCGGTAATCGCAGGAGCCCCGCGCAATGACCACACCTTCCACCGCCCGCAAGGCCGGGCCACTCCTCGGCACCGGCTCGCAGACCGCCTGGCCTTTCACGTTCAAAGTGTTCGCAGCCGGTGACGTCAAAGTCACCATCGCCAACAGCTCGGGCGTCGAAACCGTCTTGGTGCTCAACACCGACTACAGCGTCACGCTGAACGCCAACCAGGACACCAGCCCTGGCGGCACGATCACCTACCCGATCAGCGGCAGCGCTTTGCCCGTCGGCAGCACGCTCACGATGGTGGGCGACCTCGACTATGACCAGCCCCTGGATCTGCCGAGCGGCGGCAACTTCAGCCCGCTCGCGATCGAGAACCAGCTGGACCGCCAGCTGATGCAGACCCAGCAGCTCAAGGAGCTGATCGACCGCTCGTTGAAGTTCCCGGTCTCCGACGAGGCCCTGGACCCGACACTGCCCGCCCAGGCGGTGCGCGCCGGCACGGTGCTCGCATTCCACGAGACCACGGGCGAGCCAATGGCTGGCCCGAGCATCGACACCCTGGGCGCCGTCGCAGACGCCCTGGTCGCGATCGACACCGTGGCCACCAACGTGGCCGACGTAGTGACCGTCGCCGACAACATCGCCGACGTGAACACCGTCGCGACCAACATCGCCGACGTCAACGCCGTGGTCGACAACCTGGCCGCCGTGCAGACGGTCGCCGCCGACCTGAACGAGCCGGTGTCTGAGATCAATACGGTCGCGGTCAACATCGTCAAGGTCAACGCCGTCGGCGACAACATCACCGACGTGCTGGCCGTGGCCGACAACATGGCCGACGTCAACACCCTGGTCGACAACCTGGCCGCGGTGAACAACGTCTCGGACGCGATCGACAATGGCGACCTGCTGACCGACGTCTACCAGGGCGCGCACGCGAGCGACCCGACAACGCGCCTGGACGGCAGCGCACTGCAGCAGGGCGACCTGTACTTCAACACCGTTGAGCAGGCGCTGCGCGCCTACGGCGGCACGCAGTGGGTGGCTGGCACTGCCGGCTCGGTGAACGTGCAGAACTTCTCCGGTGACGCCGCCACGACGGCGTTCATCTTGGGCACTGCACCCGCGGGCGAAAACAACACCCAGGTGTACGTCTCGGGCGTCTACCAGCAGAAGGACACCTACTCGGTGTCGGGCACCACGCTGACGTTCTCGAGCGCACCGCCCACCGGCACGAACAACATTGAAGTGGTGACCGTCTCGACGCTGTCTATCGGCGAGACCGATGCCACGCTCGTGAGCACGGCACCCGCCGGCGGGCTGTGGACCACCGTGCAGGGCTTTATCGACAAGATCGTGAGCTCGGCAGGCTCCGCAGTCGTCGGGTTCTTGCAGGCAGGCACAGGTGCGGTGCAGCGCACGGCGCAGGACAAGATGCGAGAAGGCATCAGCCCAAGAGATTTTGGTGTAGTGGCGAACGGTACTACCGACGACACTGCAGCCTGGCAACTGTGGATCAATCACTGCGCGTCAGTTAACGCTGCGTTTGTATGCCAAGAGCGATTGACATCGCGCATCACGGGCAAGCTGACGTTTCCTCGCGTTATTGTTTCAATGCCGGGTGGGGCAAGGGCGTTGCCGATTGATCTGCGCGGCGTTGATTTTCTCTACGCTGGCCCGCGAAACGACATTGCCATCGACATTGGTGCAGCGCCAAGTGTCACCGGGTACTACCCAGAAACAGACATCTGGTTGCCCAGATTAAGCGCAAGCGGTGCGTTGCAGTGGCCCGGTACGCTCGGCGCAACAGACATTGGTGTGCGAATCCGTCAAGCCTTTCGTTGCCGCATCCATGAGAACTTCATCTACGGCTTTACCAACGGGCTTGTGTACTCGGGCTGCGCCTACAACACGATCATTGCCAAGCACATCAGCGATTCAAAGTTTGGGCTTGTTTACACCTCAGAAGGTTCTGGCATTGACTACAGCTTCACCAATGAAAACACCCGCATTGGAGGAAAGATTGGCAACACATCCGATGCATCTGCCTTGGGCAATGCTTTCATGGTGGTGTTCACTTGGGACAAGGTGAATAGTTACCGTGGCCATAACGCAAACCGCTTTATTGCACCTTGTTTTGAAAGCAATGGTTCAGCGACCTATCAAATGCCCATTTGGTTCGATGGGGTTGGCAGTGGCGGCAACTCGTTTGAGCATATTCGCATCGAAGGCTGTAAGGGCCCCGTCGCTCTGTTTGATGGAGGCGGTGGAACGCAAGCCAACGGGACGACGATAAATCTGGATTACATCTCGTACTCCGGTCAGGAGATTTCGCTTCGTCAAGTGAATGGCGCATGCGGAAACATTCTTACCGGGGTGGGGTGTAGCGTCGATTCATGGAATAGCGGCGATCTTGCAAAGCTGGTGACAAGCGCAGGCGCTGCCGGGACGGCATGGCTGCGTGGCAAAGAGCTGTTCTTTGTCAATGCGGGCACTCCGACGGTAAATAATTTCAAGCGCATCGAAACAGTTTTAACCTCCGCGCTTCGAGCAAACCGGCAAGGGGTTCAGCTTGCCTCTGGCGGTTATGCCCGCATCGGGGTCGCGATCGACACGACTCGGATCAAGGATTTCGAGTGCTCTTTTGAAAGCATGGACGGGTTCATTGGTCGTCCCTGCTTTATTGCTCTCAATGCCCAGGGTCAGTTACTCAGCGGCACTGCGACAGAAACTTTTGCCAATCCTTTGACGGGGGTTACTTACAGCAATGAGCAGTACATTAAGGGTATTACCAACACTGGCGATTCCGGCCAGCAATTGAACACGAACCCTGGTGCCTCCATTGCAGCGGACTCACCAGTTTGTAGGGTCATGCGTATCACTGTACGTCCAGAAGTTGCAACTCTAGTGTTTACGGTGATGGGTGCTTCCACAGTAGCCGTTGTCAAAAGTTTGTCTGTGCGAGGATTTTCCACAAACAACAAAATTGGCGAGGCATACCCACTTGCAGGTGGTCGTGGAAATTTGCGTGTGTTCTCCTTGGTTGACGATGATGGTGATGAACGCATTGCCACGGCCAAACCAGACACAGCCGGTACGTTTGGCTATTACTCTCGCGGCTCAGTCGTCTACAACCGCAACGCGGCGTCAGGTGTAACCGCAGGGTGGCAGTGTTCGGCTGCTGGTTGGTTGTGCCCTGCGTGGGTGGCATCAACCAGCTTCGCGACACCGGGAATGCTCGTCACCAACGACACCGGCAAGGTCTACGAACTGACCACACCTGGGACGTCTGCATCGTCTGGTGGGCCAACAGGCACGACAGCCACATGGGACGGCATTACCGATGGCACAGCCAAGTGGCGGTATATCGGGACATTGGCAACCTTCACGGCGCTGCCAAACAACCCGTAATGTTGCTACGTTAAACCGCCCGCCTCGTGCGGGCGTTTCTTTGCCTGCTGTGTCCGTGTTCCAGGCCTTGCCATCTACCATGCGGCAACGCTTAAACACCGCCTGCCATGACACCTGAAGAACGCACCCAATTCATTGCTGACGTGGCAGCTGCCCTCAAGGCGGCCGAGCCCGCCCCGGTATTGACCGACGAAGAGCAGCAGTGGGTACGGCTCGCGATCCAGAAGGAAGCGCAAAGCATCAAGCTGCGCCAGGCCGTGATCGAGAAAACTTTGTCAGGCCTGGCCTGGTCCGCACTGGTCGGGCTGGGCTACGTATTTCTCGACTTCCTCAAAAACCACGGCCTCAAATGAAAATCGACCCCTACCTCGACGCGCTCATCGAACGGGAGGGCGGCTACGTCAACCACCCCGACGACAAGGGCGGGGAGACCAACTGGGGCATCACCGTCGCGGTGGCGCGCGCCTTCGGCTATCACGCCCGCATGCAGGACATGCCGCGCAGTGTGGCCAAGCAGATCTACACCGAGCGCTTCTGGGTGCAGCCGCACTTCGACCAGGTCAACGACTACAGCCCGCTGGTCGCCGAGGAGCTGCTCGACACCGGCGTCAACATGGGCACGGCTGTCGCCGCGCGCTTTTTGCAGCGGGCGCTCAACGTGCTGAACGGGCAGGGCAAGAGCTACCCCGATATCACCGTCGATGGTGCACTCGGCAAGATGACGATCGCCGCGCTGCGGGCGTTCCTCGCGGCGCGCGGCAAGGATGGTCACGTCGTGCTGTGGAAGATGATGAACGCCCAGCAGTCGGTGCGTTACATCGAGATTGCCGAGGCCAACCCCTCGCAAGAGTCGTTTCAATTTGGCTGGCAAGCCCAGCGCGTAGGAGTCTGACATGTGGCAGTTGCTGATCCCTGCGGTCACGCAGATCCTCGACAAGATCATCCCCGACCCGCAGGCCGCGGCCGATGCGAAGTTGAAGATGCTCGAGCTCGCGCAGAGCGGCGAGCTCGCGGTGCTGCAGGCCGAGACGCAGCTCGCCCAGGGTCAGATCGACGTCAACAAGATCGAGGCCGCGAGCGACTCGCTCTTCAAGTCGGGCTGGCGCCCGGCAGCCGGCTGGACCTGTGTCGGGGGCCTGGCCTACCAGATTATTTTTCGGCCGATCCTGGGGTGGGTGACGGCCAACGTATGGGCCTGGAGCACACCGCCCGCCAGCCTCGAGATGGACACCTTGATGACCCTGCTGTTTGGCCTGCTGGGCCTCGGCGCTTACCGCACGTTTGAGAAAACGCGCAAATGAAAGCGGAGTGAATGAGCCTCACCAAAGTACCCAACGACATGCTCGCAACCCCTGGCGCTGGCGGCGGAGCCGTGGCCCAGATCAAATACGCCGAGACCGGCGGCATGTGGCTCGGCACCACCGTGATGCCCTTCGACGACACGGTCCCGCAGAGCACCGAAGGCGATCAGATCCTCACCGCCACCATCACCCCCACCTCGGCCACCAACTACCTCGAGGTCGAGGCCGTGCTGCAGGTCTCGGCCGCGGCGGCGATGTACCTCTCGGCGGCGCTCTTTCGGGACAGCGCCGCGGGCGCCTTCTCGGCGGCCGCCCTCTACAGTGGCTCGACCGAGTACCAGTACCCCAAGCAGTTGGTGGTCAAGGGCCGCGTGCTGGCCGGTAGCACTGCCGCCACCACCTTCAAGGTGCGCGGTGGGGGCAGCAGCACCGGAGGCTTCCGCCTCAACACCACCTACGCCGGCGCCCACCTTTTTAACGGGGTGTCCGTGTCGAGCCTGACCGTGCGCGAGGTCGCGCCCTAAGCGCTGGCCCTGGCGTCATTCGCGGCCGGCGCCAGTCGGTCGACGGCGTTCTCGGCGATCGCCAGGCGGATGCGCAAGCGCTCGACCTCCTGCTGCTGCGCCGTCAGTTGCTGGCGCAACAGCACCAACGACAGCACCTGGCCGGCGGTGTAGGTGTCGCCGGCGGGGCTGACGAGCTGGCCCTGGTAGAAGTGCCAGCCGGTCCACTTACCCTCGGTGCCCGGCAGGTCGCCGAGCAGCATCTTGATCACCTGGTGCTGGTGGCCGGGTATTTTGACCTGACCCGACAACCAGCGGCGCACCGTGGTGCGGTGGACGTTGAGCTGACGGCAGACGTACTTCTCGCCGTGTTTCTCAAGGAGTGCACGTAAGTCCCTGGGCGGCCTTGCGTTCATCTCAAGAATTGGGGGTGCGGGCCGCGGTGCGGGGGCCGGCATGGCCAGCACCTCCGCAGCGGGTCCTTGCTGGCGCCAGTTGCTGCAGGCATCGTTGGGAGAGCGAAGCGTGGGGGCCGACACGGCCTCGGCGGGGCGTCTGTACTTTGGCATGTGCGACAGTTTCCTTTAGCAGATGCTCAACCGTCAACCCCCGATTCAGGACGCATAATGTATAGTATGCCTTTACAGAATTGTAAAGGCACCGAGCACTTAGGGGGAGATGGTGCTCTGCGTCGTTCTAGCAGGTGCTAGAACGATGAGCAGGATGCACCGGGGCGCTCAATAATTCAAGCCACTGACCCGTCGGGCTGAGCACCAGGGGCGGGTGCTCGGGGTGCGTGGCGATCACCTGATTGTCATCACGCAGCGCCAGGCGCGTGCGATCGTCGTAGCCGGCGGGCAGCGCGGCGAGGTAGGTCATCTCAGCGGCGGACACGGCGCACCTCCTTCTGCCACTGCTCGCGGTGCTCAGCGTCACACCAGCGGTGGCCGTCTGGCAGGATCTCGTCGCAGTACAGGCACCGGCCCGTGGCCACGGGGCCCTCGGGTTTCTTCATTCGCAGGGAGTTCTGGGTGGCGAGATACTCGCGCTCCTGGGCCAGGTCGATTTCATCCATGTCAGCGCTCCACGCCTTCAAGGCGATCGGCCACCAGCTTGGCGTAGCCGGCGATGTCGACCCAGCTGTCGGCGTAGTTGGGGTCACCGTTCAGGATGCGTGCGATCTTGTGGCATATCATGTCGAGGGCTTCTTTCTGATCGGCTTCCAAAGCCTCCCATTTGTGCCCAGGTATGTGGTTGACCATCGCCTGCTTGAGTGCGTAGCTGATCGTCGCGTGGTCTTTGAATTTGCCGTAGCGGCTGCCACGCTCGGTCAGGGTGTTGGTAATGTCGGTCGTCATCGTTTGCCTTTCATGTAATCCATCAGCGCGTCCTGCACGCTGCGTTTGGTTTTGCGCCTGGTCATCTCGAGCTCGTCGATCGTGCCCTTGGCCACCAGGTAGTGCAGGAACACGGGGCGGTTCTTGCCTGCCTGGAATTGTCGCATCGGACCCACGCGCTCAAGGATCTGGTCGTGGTACTCGAGGTTGGGGTCCTGGGCGAAGAACACGACGGTGTTGCAGTGCTCCTGCAGGCCGTCGACGCCGTGGCCCATGCTGCCGGGGTGGCCGAGCCAGACCTTGCCCTTGCCGGCCTGCGCCGCGGCCAGGTCCTTTGCATTGGCGAGGTTCAGAGCGCCTGGGAAGCGCGCTGTGAGGCGCGCGAGGTCGGGCTTGAACTGGTAGCTCACCAGGATCGGATCGTCGCCTGTGGCCTCTACGAGCTCCTCCAGGGCGTCGAGCTTCTCGTCGTGCACGGTGACCCAGGTGCGCTCGTCGTCGCCGATGTACACCGCGCCGTTTGCCATCTGCAGGCACTTGCCGTACTTGGCCGCGGCGTTGAACGCCTCGACCTCGGTGGTGCCGATCATGGTGAAGAGCTCTCGCTCCATCTCGCGGTACTTGACCCGAGCGGTGTGTGGCAGCTCGACCTCGATCACGTTGACGATCGGATCGTGCAGGTCGAACCAGTCCTTGGGGTCGAGCGTGAGACAGATGTCGGCCAAGCGCGCGTGGATCTCGTCGGCAGCCCAGGGCGCGGGCTTCCACTGGTGGAACTGGCCAGCCTTCACCGGCTGGAACCAACGCTCGCGGAAGCTCGAGAACGTGCGGCCCAGGCGCTGGCCTGCATCCAGGAACCAGTTCTGGCCCCACAGATCCTCGAGCCCGTTGCTGGCCGGCGTGCCGGTCAAGTTGATCCAGCGCTGCACGTCCTTGTGCGCGATACCAGCCAGGGCCTGGGCGCGCACGGCGCCCTGGCGCAGGCGGAAGCTCTTGAGCTTGGTGCTCTCGTCGGCCACCACCGTGCGGAAGGGCCAGGCCTTGCCGGCGTCCTTGAAGTGCTCGCGCAGCCAGACGATGTTCTCGTAGTTGGTGGTGAAGACCTGGGCGTCGCGGCGCAGGGCGGTGGCGCGCTGCTTTGCGTCACCCACCACGGGCACGACCTCCATGCCTGCCAGGTGCTCCCACTTGCTGGCCTCATTGGCCCAGGTGTCGCGCGCCACGCGCAGCGGCGCCAGCACCAGGGTGGGGGCGTCCTCGCCGACCACGTTGTGCAGGTGCTCGAGGAACGTCATGGTGATCGAGGTCTTGCCCATGCCAGGCTTGGCCCACAAGGCGCAGCGCTCGACCTCGGCCATGTGGCTCATGGCGATCGGCGCGAAGGGGCGGGGGGTGTAGGCGCGTCGGCTCACGGCGCGTCCTTCAGGTAGTGGCGCAGCCCGACCGTCGCGGCCGCCGACCGTATCTTCGAGACGTTGGTCTTCTTCATCACCTCTATGGCGATGGCCACAAACGTCTCGAGCTCGGCGCGCTCGTCATCGCCCCAGCCGATCAGCTCGGCCACGCACGCCTTGAGGCGCTCGTCCTTGAGCTTCGCGACGGTCTCGACCACGTACTCGAGATCCTCACGCGGCAGCGTGGCGCGCTGTTGCAGCAGCTCAAGCATGCGGGCTGCCTGCTGCTCGACAAAGTCGGCGTCGGGTCTGATGCGCTTGGTCATAGCCCAAGCCCGGCAAAGGGGTTGCTGTAGTCCTTCCAGGTCACGCCGCGCTTGATCACGCTCACCGTGGCCTGGCTGATACCAAAGCGCGCGGCGATCTGGTCCTGGGTGCCGTCGGCCTCGCGCACCTGGCGGGCCAGCTCGGGGTTGAGCTTGGCGCGTTTGCGGGCATTGTCGGCCAGCTTCTTACGCCGCAGGAGGCTCTTCTGGTGGCCGAGCTCCTCGGTGGTGCGGCGCTGCACCGTACGGCGCGTGGCCGGGGCGGTGTGCTCAGGGTTCACGCACATGGTGTTGCCGCAGGTGTAGGTCGCCAGGCGCTTGCCCTTGTCCAGGTCGACGCCTTGCTCTTGCAAGATGAACCGACGCACAGCGCCGACCTTGCGCTTGTAGTTCATGGTCGGCACGGTGCCGCAGGACTGCGTCGCGCCGGTCCAGTTCCAGCAGTCGCCCTCCTCGACGACGTGTTTGCGGATCTGCTCGATCAGTGTCACGACAGCAGCTCCTCGACGCCCTCGAGCGTGCCGATCACCTCGACGCGCTGGCCGAGCTCGCGCATGCGTTTGTGCTCCCTGGCCTGGGCGCGCTCGCGCGCATCGGCTGGGAAGGTCTTGATGGTCTCGGGGCTCTTGAGCTCGACCCACACGCCCAGGCCTTCGTAGACAAGGACGTCGCCGTCTTCGCGCACGAACTTGGGCGGCAGCATCACGAAGCGATCGGGTGCGCCGTTGCGGCCGACCCACTGGACCTTGCGCACCTCGCCCTTCATCGCCTTCACGCGTTTGACCAGGTAGTCCTCGATGTCGCTCTCACGCATGGCGAGCCTTTCGGCATGCCTCGCGCATGGCGGGCGTAAAGTCGGGGCTGATCTCAGCCAGGCTGCAGTCGATGGCGCGGCCCTTGGGCGCGAGCATGACCACCGGCACCAGGCTGAACAGCAGCACGATGACGATCAGCATCCACTTGGCCAGGTGCTTGAGGTAGACGCGGCTGATCTCCTGGCGCAGCGGCGTGGGGTGCTTTGGCACGCGGCGTTTGATCTTGGCCACGCGGGCAGGGCAGTCGCGCCCCTGGCGACATTCGCCGTATTCATCGCAGCAGTTCATGCGACCCCCTCGATCTGATTGAGCGCCGCCTGCAGGCCAGCCAAACCACCGACGCGCTGGTCATTGATGAAGACCTGGGGCATCTGGCGCACCTCGGGGAACTGGCGCCGCAGCAGCTCCATCGTGGCCGGGATCTTTTCGACGTCGGCCTCGACGAACTCCAGACCCTTGGACTTCAGCAGCTGCTTAGCCGTCACGCAGTTGGGGCAGTTGCTCTTGGTGTAGATGACGATGTTCATGCTGCGACCTTTCCGACGAAAACGATTTTGAACGGGCGGTACTTGGCGCGGTGCTCTTGCTCGCAGTAGCGGCGGAAGGCTTGCTCGTGTGATTCGCCTGGAAGCATCTCGATCCCATGGCCGAGCGTGCCGCCTTTCCACGAGCCCTTCTCGGGTCCAACCTCTTTACTGAACTCGATGTCGAGCGAGCGGCGGATGCGTGGGCGACGAAAAAGGGAGAGCCACTTGAACCAACCTTCACCGAAACGCCATTCGCGCTCTTGCATGTGCGTGGTGGCCTGGATGCGCTGGCCGTCGTAATCGTCAAACTCGAACACCGCCTTCGGGCACGCGGCCTCGACGGCTTGGCGGGCCCCCCAGTTGTCACGGAGCGCAAAGCCACGGGGCCGGCTCCATTCCGTCCAGAAGTGTTTGCCGTTGAGGTCGTAGAAACTCGTGCGGATGTGACGCCATTGCGTCCAGGGCAGGTGCGTTGACCACGAGCGTGTGGTCACACTGTCGTGTGTCTGCGCTCCAAGGAAAAGCTGTAGGAAGCCTTCATGCAGGCTGAACCCGTACTCCTTGGCATGGACGTCCCAGTACCCAGAGCCAGGGCCACGCGACCACTCATAGTGGGATGTGTCAACCCATCGGCGCCACGGCTTGAATCGCGTTGGCAGGTTCACTGACGCAACCCAGCCCAGCAGGTATGCCGTCAGGTGGTTGCGGGGGTTGCCCTCTTCACTGCCGCCAGTGCTGAAGACAAGCCGAATAGGACGCCAGCTGGATCGACCATAGGTGATGGGGCCGAATCGCTTGTCATTGTTGGTGAGCCGGGTCATGCCATCGCCCCTTGCAGACGTTGCAGCAGGCGGAACTTGCGCCAGGTGCGGCGCACGTCGGTGGCCGCGGCACAGCGCCACTTGAATTTGGGATCGGTGCACAGCCTGGTCGGCATCGTGAGCTTGGCGCCGGTGGCGGCGAGTTGTTGGGCAGTCATGGGTGTGAGTCCTTTCACTTGGGTTGGCGATTCGTGAATTGTAGCAGATGCTAAACATCAATCTTTGCGGTAGCGGTACGTTTCAAAGCCCGCTGCAGCTAGGGGAATTCCCTGAGCCCACGCCGGCGCGGTGCTCATCATTTGGCCGAGCGCGTCGGCGTTGAACTCTTCGGTATCGGGGGTCTCGGTCAGCAGTTCGTCGTGCACCGAGAGCACGATCTCGTAGCCGGCCTGCTCGATCGCAGGCATGTTGTAGGCCAGGATGTCGCGGGCGAAGGCCTGCGTGGCGTTCTCGATGATCTTGCCGCCGTAGGTCTTGATGCGGCCCCACTGGCGCGTGTACTGGTTCACGCCGAAGTAGGTGATCTGCCCCTCGTCGTCGACGCTCGGGTTGATGTAGCAGAGGTAGCGACCAGAGGGCAGGCGGATGCGCAGCCAGGCGCCATCGCGGCGGGCCTTCAGGTGCTGGCCGATCGGGAACGTCTCGCCCGGGTTCTTGATGGCCGAGCGCACCGATGCGCCGGCAGCTGCCCACAGCGCCTCGGTCGCTGCGTGCGCATCGCGCCAGGCGCGCTTCAGGACCTCGCAGGCGACGTAAATCTCCATCGACAGGCCAAGGGTGCGGCGCTTCTTCGTTGCCCACTTCCACATGCCCTGGGCGTTCTCGAGCGCTTCACGCGAGGCGGTCGCCCACACGGCCTTGGCCAGGTCGTCCAGGTCCATGTTGTAGACCACGGCGAAGGTCAAGAACGCAGCGACGCCGCCCTCATAGCCGAGGCCCAGCTCCATGACCTTACCGATCTGGCGCTTCTGGCCCGTGGCTTCTTTCGGGTCGATGTTGAACGAGCGGCCATAGGCGACCTTGTAAAGGTCCTCGCCGATGCCGCTGTCGTAGTCGGCGAAGGCCTTGAGCTTCCAGCGCTCGCCGGCCAGGAACGCGAGGCCGCGGCCCTCGATGTTGGACAAGTCGGCGATCGTGAGCTTCTTGCCCTCGGGTGCAACGATGCAACCGCGCACCGCGTTGGCGGTCAGGCCGATCACGTTGTCGAACACCACGTCGGCGTAGCCACCCTTGAGCGCCTCGACGCCCTGGTCCAGGTACTCGGGCAGCATGTCCTCGGCCAGCTTGCGCGAGACCTGGAAGTGGTCGGCCACCAGGCCGATGTCAGGGCGCGGCATGTTGCCCGGCTGGAATAGGCGGTGCGCCCAGCGTGCGGTGCGTGATGCGCCGGCAAACTGCATGGTGTTGCGCAGGCGGTGATCGCTGCTCACAGCGTTGACCAGTGCCTTGTATTTGGCGGTCGATGTCTTGGTGGACTCAAGGCGGATCGACAACAGCAGCTTGACGCCATCGGGGAGGTCGGGATCTTCAAGTCTGCGGCGCACGGTGTCCGCCTTCAGGTCGGGCAGGTCGACGCCGTACTCGGCGCAGATGTAAGCAAGCATGCTGTCGCGCTTGCTGGCGCTGGTGACCAGGCCGTCGGTGGCGTCCAGCACCTCGGCCTTGAGTCGCTTCTGCTCAAGCGCCACGGCATCAATGGCGACGTGTGCGAGCTCGACGTCCACCGCTATGCCGCGGTCATTGATACGGCGGTCCAAGTGCCACAGCGCCACTTCGGGGTGCCCTGGGCGGTAGTTCCAGCTCGGCAGCGCCTTGTCGATCGCACGCATGGCGACAATGTCTTGGCGCGAATACTCGAGAAACTCAGCCCACTCTTTTGGATGCGTCTCGCGAGTGGCGCGGCGCAACTTGCTGTTCTTTGGCCTGGGTTTTGCGAACAGCTGGATCAGCTCGCGGCCTCGCTTGTCCTTGGCCTGGTCAGCCTCAAGACCTACGATCTGCCCGATCTTGTCAAGCGAACCAGGCAGGCCATGTGCCAAGCCTTTGACCATCGTGTCGAGGAACTTGTCGGGCGGGATGTCGAGCCCCCACACCTCGCGCATGACAGCCATGTCGAAGGCTGCGTTGTGAAACACCAGCAGGGTGTCAGGCGCCAGCAGCAGGTCGATGAACGGCTGCGGCCGTCCTTGCGCTGTGCAGTCCCAGACTGTCGGCTCGTCGTCACCGATGGCCCACTGGGCAATGGTGATTTCGGTGCTCGGGTCTTCAGCGTAGCGTGCGCTGCCGCACTTCGTGAGGTCGCACTCGCTGTAGGTTTCAGTGTCGCCGTAGACAATTCTCATTTTGTGCGCAGCCCGGTTGCCCAGGCGTGTTTGTGGTTGGCGGACCAGCTGGCCCATTCAAGATTGGACGCGGTGCAGTTGGCTTTGACACCGTCCTTGTGGTTGATGGTGTCGGCGCTGCCCGGGATAAATGCCCGAGCAACCAAGCCGTGCACGGTGTACGCGGTGCGCTTGTTGTCTCGGTGCAGGTGCACCAGCATGTAGCCGCGGTTGTTTGGCTGCTGGGCGATGATGCGCTCGGCCGTGCGGCGATAAGCCTCTTGACCGTTGCGCAGCAGGTAACGTTGCATAAACGACAGGGACTTCACACGTCCTTGGTCGCTTACCTGGTAGCGGCCTTCATAGCCGGGGATGTCTTTCCAGTGTTCCATCGTTGCCTTTCAGTTTTTGGTGAGGGCCGGTGGCCTCCGCCGGGGACCCCCAGCGGCCGACCCTCAACAAAAAAACACCCGTTCCGAGGCTTCCCTGAACGTGCTTGCGACCCTGCCAGGGGAGCTCGGTGCACCACCGCCGATGAATCTGCGCGGGGGCGGTGGGCACCTAAGCCTCGGCTGTGTGGCTGGTGGGTGAGTCCAACCTGGAGGAAGCAGGGTCCCGCCAGTTCTTATGCGAAGTCTTCGGCGTCGGCGCCTTCGGCCACGTCCTCGAACTCGTCAGCATCGGCTGGGCGGCCTGCGCTGAACGAGTCGCCGTCCTGGTAGAACTGGATGCCGCGCAGCTGGGCGTTGATGCGCTGGCCGTAGTTGTTGTCCTGGGCCCACAGCTCGATCGACGCGTTCACGTAGCAGCCAGGATAGGGGCGGCCAGACTTGGCAGACAGCGGCGAGCGATCGCGGTCAATCACGGTCGGCGCGGCGTTCTCCTGGGCGGCAGCGCTCACGAAGAAGTTGCCGGGAAAACCGTCGTACTTGCTCTTGGTGTCGCCGTCGTGCAGCGCCAGCTTGTCCTGCTTGTCCAGGCCACGCACGATGGCGGCGGCCTTGTCGCGCCACTTCTCTTTGGCGATCGCGTCCTGGGCGGCGCGGATCTCAGCGATCTGGGGATGGTCCGCAGGGATCAGCAGCGTGGCGCTGTAGCGGGGCTTGCCTTCGCCGGCCACGGTGGTGGGCTCGAACAGGTTAGGGAATGCCAGGCGCACGTTTTTCAGGAGGATGCGGCCGATGGGTTTGGATTGTGTAGACATGGAAAGGTCCTTTCAGGTTTGAAAAATTAAGCGAGATCGTCAGCGGTGGTCACGTCGGTGAAGTCATCAACGACCGGCGTGACCACCAGGGCCGGACGTGAATCGGATTCAGGCGCCACATGTGGCTTGCCTTCGTTTTGGGTGATAAGCGTCTGCAGCTTCGGCCACTGACGTGGGCCGATCGTGCCGGCCTTGGCCAACTTGTCGGCGGTGGTCGGGCTGATCAACTTGAAGTCGTACATGTCCTCGAGCTTGACGCGCATGGTCTTAAGGGTTTCCTCGGCGACCTTGGCGTCAGTCCACTGGCGTGCACCACGCTTGCCCTGCACCAGCTTGAAGCCGGGCACCTTGTCGCCAGCCAGCAGGCGGCGCTCGGTCTCGGCGCGGATCGCTTTGCACCAGTCTTCGATCAGGTCGACCTTGGACAGGGCCACGGCGAGCCAGGCTTCGTCCACATGCTTGAGCGCCTCAGTGGTGGCGGTCTCAACGTCGGCAAACTCGTCGGGCGTGGCCGGCGTTGCGCCCAGCGTGCTGACCGTGGCAGCCACCTCGTTGCGCAGGGCAGGGCAGGTGGCCTTGGCCTTGCAGAACTTGCAGGCCTTCTCAGCGGGGCGCAAAAACGTGGCCTCCCATTCGTTTCCAGCCATACCGCCCTGGTCAGGCGACAGGATGGCGCTGGCGGTGATGCACGAAGCCACCGCGCTGCGCGCAGTGCTGCGGCCCCACGTCTCGAGCTCCTCGACGCTGCAGTCCCACTCGCTGGGCGCCGACTTTATGCGGGGCTGGCTGATGGCCATGCGCACGCGCTCGAAGTCAGCGACCAGGCCCTGGTAGGCCTGCAGGGCGCCAAGGCCGTACAGCGACATCTGCGGGTTCTTCTCGGCGTCGACCTCGACCCCACGGCCGTACTTGAAGTCGACGACGATCAGCTCCTCGCCGCGGGCGATGATCACGTCAGCGGTGCCCCAGGCTGTCTGTTCGTCGACACCCAGGTATGTCGAATAGTTGACACGGATGTCGGCAAACACGACACCGTCGTCGCCCTTGAGATCGGTGCAGTAGTCGATGCAGACCTGGACGTGCACGGCCATGTCGTCATCCACCTCGTAGGTGTAGACGCTGGCGTCGGGCTCGCAGGGCTTGCCCCGGCTGTCCAGGTGGATCAGACGGCCGATGTAGGCCGAGGCCGGGCGGTCCTCCTGCAGCGCCCAGGTCAGGACCTGGTGCGCAGCGGTGCCCTCGGCCGCGTAGGCGTTGGTGTTGTCTGGTGCGCCGTCCTCGAGCACGATCTTGCCCGGGCAGAGCATGAGCGACTCGAACTTGCTGGCGGACCAGTAGCTGTGGGCGGGCTGAGACATTAGGCAGCCTCGAGCTCGGCGAGCTTGTCGTTGACGGCGGCCAGGGCCTCACCCCACTTGTCGGCGGGCAGCTCCTTGAACGTCTTCACGCCCATGCTGGCGGCGACGGCGGCAGCTGCCTCACGGCTCTTGCCGGCCAGGGCGAAAACTGCTTTTTGCAGCACTGGATAGTCGACTGATTTCGAGGGCTCGCCTGAGGAGGCAGTCTGTGCAGCGGTCGCTTCCTGTGCGGAAGGTTCCGCAGCACCGTTTCCCTCATTTGCACCACTTGCAGCGGCAGAGCTCGTGGTGGTGGATGTGCCCGAAGCGGGGGTCTTCGTCTCGGGCACAGCGGCCTTCTCCACAGTAGCGGGGGAAGTTGCAGCGGCCGCAGCCTTCTGCGCTTTTGGGGCAGGCTTGGTCTCCTGCACAGCCTCGGGCGCTGGGCCGCCGACTAAGGCGGTGGAGGGGATGTCGAGCAGCGCCTGGCGGGCGGCCTCGATCGACTTGAAGTTAAGGGTGATTGCAATCACGGTGCTGTCCTTTCGGTTTTAGCGGTTGAGAAAATTAGATTGTAGCGTCTGCTACAGCTTTGGGGAAAACTTTTTACAGTGGGGCCTCTTCGGCTTCACGCAGTCGCTGGCGCTGGTAGGCGCGCTCCTGCGCCGGTGTCCAAGGCACGGGCCCGGTCGGAGGAGGGAAGGGCCAGGCGTTCATGCCTGGGCCTCAGCAGCGCGCAGCACCTCGGCCACCTTGATGGCGCCGACGCGGCCCACGAGCTTGTTGATCTCGGCCCGGCCGATCTCGGCGTTGCTCATGCGATAGCTGGCGGCCAGCACCGTGGGGGTGATGTGCAGCAGGCGCTTGCCAGAGTCCCAGTGCGAGACGGTGAGGCCGCCCACGTAGTCGACGGGATCGTGGATGGCAAACCAGAACCGAACGCCGTCAACGTAGTGGGAGAAGCGACGCGCTGGGTGATCCTTGCGCTCGCCATTCATGAGGATCTTGAACTTCATTACGGCCTCCAGACAAACAGATCCAGGGCGGCCACGGCGATGCAACCCAGCAGCAGGCCGATGCGCCAGGTGCGCTGGGCCCAGGTCATTCCCAGGGCGTTGAACTCGAAGATGTCGTGCTTCATGGCGGGGTCCTTTCAGTCGTCCAGAAAGCGGCGACGCTGGGCGCGGCTCATGCTGGCGTAGTGGGTGCGTGTGTTGTGGTCGCGCTCTTCCTGAGCGGCGATCGCCTGGTCGATGGCCAGGCCCAGGGTGTCGCTGGCAGCCTCGCGCTGGAACGCGGCGCCGCCCCAACGCACAAAGACGTTGGCGCCGTTGGTTTCGATCGTGCCGGGCACGCGTTGGAAGGTGAAGGGGATTGTCTGCATTTGCATCTCCGTTGTTGATGTGGAGAAATTGTAGCAGATGCTAAAACACAGCCGAAATAAAAACCCGACTGAAAAGCCGGGTCTTTACCCACCCCCGCAGTAGATCACTGCAGGAGCAAGACGAGACCAACCAGCCCAAAGCCACATGCCGCGGCGGTCATCCAGGACAGCAGGCGCACGCGCTGGCGCAGCTCGTCGAGGGGGTCGTCCCAGATTCCACCATGCTGCACCAGGTAGTTGATGCGCTGTTTGATCTGCTCGTTGGTCATCGAATCAGTCCTATGAGTTTGATGATGAAGGGTTCGTCTACCCGGCCGGTGAGCTTGGTGTGCTCGTAGACCAGGGACACGAGCGTGCCGTAGGTATCCGGGTCTGGTCTGAGACCTGCATCACGCACGGCAGCAGCGACCGCGCTGACGCATAGCGAAAGCGTTGCGTCATCCACAGATGACGCTTTCGAGCTCTGTTTGCTGTCAAGCCAGCCTGCAGGCAACTGCAATTTATTCTCAATCTCACGCGCCACCTTCTCGCTGACTTCGCGTGAGGGGTTCGGCCCGGCGAGCTGGGCGACGTAGCTGCCATTGCTGTGTCCGAGCTTCTTGGCCAGCGAGGTGGGCCCGCCCCATTGGGCCATCAGGACGCGCAGGTTTTCGCGGCGAAGGTCGTACACGGAGTTCATGGCCGGGCAGGGTAGCAAGACTTAGCGGCTTGCTGCAATAGCTTTACATCCTGCTAAACTGCGCGGCATGAAAACCATCACTTCCATGAAGGCCTGGATGGCCGCGGCTACGGTCGACGAACAAGAAACCCTCGCCGAGCGCGTGGGCACCACCCGCGGCATGCTCTACCAGTACGCCGGCGGACACCGCACGGCGAGCGCTGAGCGCGCCGGCGCCATCGAGCGGGCCACCGCCGAGATGCACAAGGCCAGCAAAGGCCGACTGCCCAAGATCTACCGCACCGACTTGTCCGAGGCGTGCCTGTCCTGCGAGTACGCGCAGCGCTGCCTCAAGGGCCAGGCGGTCGTCTCTGAGTTCCCCATCGTTGACAGTCGACAACTGGAGTTAGCCGTATGAGCTGGTGGCAGGTCCTTCTCCTTTGCTGGGTCTGCTACATGGCAGGCTTTTTCACCGCTGCACTGATGTCCGCTGCACGCAACGCCGACGAGCGCGAGGAGTACACACGATCCGTGGGGCTCACCGATGATTGACGCGTTACTCATCGGCATGCGGGTGATGCTCCCGAGCGGCAACATCGTGGAGCTGCTGCTCACCGACGGCGCCGAGTGGGTGTGCACCTACACCGAGTTCGCCCGCGCTCGCGGTGAGGTCAACTTCACCGGCACCTGGTTGCGCCGCTGGGGCCATCGGGCGTGATCATTTTGCATTCTGCTACAGTCTTCGCTTGCCAAGCCCGTTAACTGTGTCGTCATAGGTGGGGATACCGGCCCGTACACAGCGGGCAGGGTTTGGCGACTCGGTATCCCCACCTATGGCGCTTTTTGAAAGTCGCCAATGTTTAGTTTTTCAGTCTTGGGGGGTGCATGAGCAACGTACACCGCATCACCCCACACCTCAGAGATGTCGAAGCGCCTGCCGCGATCCGTGATCTACCCGCCTGGGTGATCTGGCGCTTCGAGGACAACCCCGGCGGGGGCAAGCCCCGCAAGGTTCCCTACTACGCCAACGGCGGCAAACGCCACGGCGAGCAGGGCGGACCCAAAGACACCTCCAACCTGGTCACCTTCGACGCCGCCAAGGCAGCCGCCGCGCGCCGGGGCTACGACGGCGTCGGCTTCGCAGCGCTGCAGCCGTTCGGGATCTGCGCGCTCGACTTCGACAACTGCATCACCGACGGCAAGATCCACCCCCAGGTCGAGGCCTTGCTGTCCGACTCGTATGCCGAGTTCAGCCCGAGCGGGCAGGGCATTCGCATCTTCTTCAAGGGCGACCTCGGCAACGGTAAAGCGATCCGCAATGTCGACTTCGGCATGGAGTGCTTCAGCACGCGCGGGTTCGTGACCTTCACTGGCAACACGCTCGACATCACCGAGCTGCTCGGCAACACCGACGTCGTGGCCCCGCTGCCCGAGGTGGTGCAGCAGCTGCACCGCGAACGCTTCACGCGCAACAGCAGCGAACCTCTCGAGACTGGCACCAGTGGCGAGCCTGCGGGCCTGACCATGGCACAGATCGAGGAGTGCCTGGCGGCGCTGCCGACCGATCTGCACTACGACGACTGGCTGCTGGTCGGCATGGCCATCCACTGCGAGACCCAGGGCGAAGGGTTCGAGGTCTGGGAGGACTGGAGCGGTCATAGCCCCAAGTACACCAACCGCGAATACAACGAGGAGCGCTGGCGCAGTTTTGGCAAAGGCTCGGGCAACCAGGTGACCGGGCGCAGCCTGGTGCACTTGGCCAACGAGCACGGCGCCAAGATTCGCCTCAACGGTCCCGCCTCGATGGAAGAGTTCGAGGCCTTGGGCGAAGAGTACGACGGCGACTTCGAGAAGCTCGAGCCCCTGGCCGGTACCGAAGAGAAGCCGATGCGCTTCCAGGTGCTTTCAGCCAGCGAGTTCACCAACCGCCCGGCGCCCAGCTGGATCATCAAGCACGTACTGCCCAAGGCCGAGCTCGTGGTGCTCTACGGTGCCAGCGGCTCGGGCAAGACGTTCATGGCGCTCGACATGGCTGGCGCGATCGCTCGCGGGGTCGACTGGCGCGGCAAGAAAGTGAAGCAGGGCCGGGTGGTCTACATCGCCGCCGAGGGCGCCGGGGGTTTTCGTAACCGGGTGCAGGCCTATGCCCAGCAGCACGAGCTCGACCTCGAGGCGCTCAACATCGGCGTGATCCATGCCGCCCCTAACCTGCTGCTCAAGGAAGACGCGCTCGACGTGGCCAAGGCCATCAAGGCGGCGGGCGGTGCCGATGTCGTGGTGGTCGATACGTTCGCCCAGACCACACCAGGCGCCAACGAGAACGCCGGCGAGGACATGGGCAAGGCCCTGGCTCACTGCAAGGGCATTCATCGCGCCACGGGCGCTGTGGTCGTGCTGGTGCACCACGCCGGCAAGGACCCCACCAAGGGCGCCAGGGGCTGGTCTGGCCTGCGTGCTGCGGCCGACGCTGAGCTCGAGGTCGTACGCGGTACCACTGGGCGCGCGCTGCGCCTCTCAAAGCAGAAGGACGGCGAGGACGAGCTCGAGTGGGGCTTTGACCTGGAGCAGGTGCAGATCGGCGTCGACGAGGATCTCGAGCCCATCACCAGCTGCGTGGTGATCGAGGCCCAGATGCCCGTGATCAACGCCGGCCCGGTGCGCAAGCTCGGCCCGGTGGAGAAGGCCGTGAACGATGTGATCCAGGAGTTCGCCATCGCGCAGACCTCAGGCATCGAGGTGGGCCCGGTGCTGGCCGAGGCCGTCAAACGCATCGAGCCGCCTGCCGATGGCAAGCGAGACACACGCAAGCAACGGGCGCGCCGAGCGCTCGAGGCGCTGTGCACTGGGGACGATGCGCCTTACTGGATTGCAGACGATGGCTGCATCACGGTGTGCTGAAAGGACTGAGCCATGAAATTCCACCATGTCCCTGAGCCAATGAACGAAGAGGAGCGCTACCTGGTGGCGCACATCAAGGCGTTGCAGCAGGCCTATCACGAGGCCGCCAAGCCCTATGTCGACCGCCTGGTGGCCATCAACGCATGCAAGCAGCCGCGGTACTTTGTCGAGCTCGAGGCGGGCGATACACCGGACAGCCTCAAGAGGTTCATGCAATGAACGCGCAACAAATTGCAGATTGGGAAATGCAACGTGCAACGCGACTGCAACGTTGCACATGTTGCAGATGTTGCGCAGCTTCAGAAAGTGCAACGCAACGCAACGTGTGTCTATGGACACGTTGCAGTGTTGCACTGAAGCGGGGGTAAATGTGTGCTGAATGAGCAAAAAACTGCGCGTTCGACCCTGGAACACCGAGCACGAAACGAACGCGCAAAATTTTGCAGAAAGGGGCTGGCGATGCAGAAACTGGTAGCACTGAACGAAAACGGGCGGCGGATTGGCGAGAGCCACCCGCGGGCCAAACTCCTGGACCACGAGGTCGACCAGGTCCTGGCGCTGCTGGAGGCGGGGCTGAGCTACGCCGAGGTGGCGCTCAAGTTCGACGTCAGCAAGTCCTGCGTGGCGCACATCGCCACCGGCCGGCGCCGTGGTCAGGCCGTCGAGCGCACGGTGCGCGTGTCCGTCAACCGATAGCAGAAAGCTAAATTGTGAGCATGAGCAGTAAACCCTTCGACTGGAAACCCGCCTTCCTGGCAGCGCTACGTGAGCTGCCGGTGATCGCCCACGCGTGCAAGGCCGTCGGCATTGAGCGCAGCACCGCCTACCGGGCCCGTGAGGCCGACGAAGGGTTCGCCACGGCCTGGGACGAGGCCATGGAGGACGGCATCGACCGCGCCGAGCAGGAGGCCTTCCGCCGCGGCGTGGTGGGCTTTGAGGAGCCCGTGATCGACAAGGGGCGCCTGACCTACCGCTATGAGCGTTACGAGGTCGAGGACATCGACGGCAACAAGGAAGAACGCTGGCGCATGTGCCTGGACGAGCACGGCCAGCCCATCCCGCTCACCGTGCGCAAGCACAGCGACGCGCTGATGACGCTGATATTGAAGGGTCGGCGCAAGAAGGTGTTCGCTGATCGCACCGAGCTCACCGGTGCCGATGGCGGCCCGGTGCAGGCCATCGACGAGACCGCCAAGGCGGCGCGCGTGGCGCAGCTGCTGGCCATCGCCCAGTCGCGCAAGGCCGAGCAGGATCAGTTCGGGGATCTCGCATGATGATGCAGATCCTTGCGCTGCTGCCCGATCTGGTGCTGTACGTGCTGCTGGGGTTGTGGGCCCTGCACATCGCCGGCATGTGGTTGAACCTCTTCAAGCGCGACGAATGACGCCGCAGCAAGCGCGCGACCTCGAGCGCTACCTGACCCCAGCCGAGCGCGAGGAGCTCAACGACCTGGTGCTGGCCGACCTGGCCGCGCACCGCTGGCGCCCACTGCCAGGCCCGCAGACCATGGCCTACGAGTCCACCGCCGACGTGATCGGGTTCGGGGGCGCTGCGGGCGGGGGCAAGACGGACCTGGCCATTGGTCTTGCGCTCACGCAGCACTACCGCACGCAGATGTTTCGGCGTGAGGGCCCGCAGCTCAAAGGCATCATCGACCGGCTTAAAGAGATCGCCAACCCGCAAGACATCGCCGGCAACCCGCCGGTGTATGGCGATGGCGAGCGCCAGATCGAATTCAACTCGATGCCCAACCTCGGGGATGAGACCAAGTACCAGGGCCGACCCAAGGACCTGCTGGTGATCGACGAGGCGGCCAACTTCCTAGAGCAGCAGGTGCGCTTCGTCAAGGGCTGGGTGCGAACGACCCGCCCTGGCCAGCGCACGCGCACGCTGCTGACCTTCAACCCGCCGACCACGGCCGAGGGCCGCTGGGTGATCGAGTTCTTCGCGCCCTGGCTGGACAAGAAGCACCCGCTGTACCCGACCGCTCCGGGCGAGCTGCGCTACGTGTACGTCGACCCGGTGACGGGCGAGGACGTCTGGGTCGAGGACAACGACCCGCGCGTGTTCGTGCTGCGTGGCCACGATCGGGTCTATGACTTCGACCCGCTGGTGTACCGGCCCGAAGAGATCATCCGCCCCGAGTCGCGCACGTTCATCCCCTCGCGCATCACCGACAACCCGTTCCTGGTGTCCACGGGCTACATGTCGCAGCTGCAGGCGCTGCCCGAGCCGCTGCGCAGCCAGATGCTGCTCGGTGACTTCCACGCCGGCATCGAGGACGATCCCTGGCAGGTGATCCCGACCGCCTGGGTCGAGATCGCCCAGGCCCGCTGGCGCAAGCGCTCGCCCAAGGGCGAGATGATGTCGCTCGGCGTCGACGTGGCTCGAGGCGGCAAGGACAACACCATCCTGGCCCCGCGTCACAAGACCGAGCACACCTCGCTGTGGTTCGACGAGCTGCAGGTGCACCCCGGCAAAGAGACGCCAAGCGGGCGCTCGGTGGCGGGCCTGGTGATCGCTGCGCATCGCGACCACTCGCCGATCCACATCGACGTGATCGGCGTGGGCGCGAGCCCCTACGACGTGCTGGTCGACACCAACCAGCCGGTCTATGGCGTCAACGTGTCGGAGCGCGCGACAAGCCTCGACAAGTCGGGGCGCCTGTCGTTCTTCAACCTGCGCTCGCAGCTGTGGTGGCAGATGCGCGAGGCGCTCGACCCCGAGGCCGACAACGGCATCGCACTGCCGCCCGACAAGGACCTGCTCGCCGAGCTCTGTGCCCCGCGCTGGGAGATCTCGGGCATGACGATCAAGGTCGAGAGCCGCGACGACATCGTCAAGCGCGTCGGGCGCAGCCCAGACCGGGCCTCGGCCCTGGTGCTGGCGCTGATGGACACGCCGAAGATCCGCAACCTGCGCGCGCTCGGCGAGTCCGAGCGGCCCAGCCTGGACTACGACCCCTACCGCAACCTGTGACGGCGGGGTGTCCGTGTCCTAAAACGCGCGCAGCACAATGCGTCGAACTCAACGGAGTCCGACCCATGTGCATGTCTTCCCCCAATATTCCGCCACCACCGCCCCCCGCCCAGGAAGTCAAACAGCCCGACAGCGCTGTGCTGACGGATAAGGCCAAGAAGAACCGCGCGGGCATCGTCGGCGGCTCGCTGCTGACCGGCCCGAGTGGCGTCGCCGCGGGCGCCATGACCACCGGCAAGACGAGCCTGCTCGGTCAGTGATGGACGGCAAGCCGATCAACCGACGACAGCGCACGCTGGCGCGCAAGGCGGCGCTGTGGAACGAGCGCTCGAGCTGGATCACGCACTGGCGTGAGATCAGCGACTACCAGCAGCCCCGCGCCGGGCGCTTTGTCATCACTGATCGCAACCGCGGCGACAAGCGCGCCAACCACATCCTCGACAACACCGCCGTGTTCGGCGCCCGTACGCTGGCCGCCGGCCTGATGTCGGGCGTCACGAGCCCCGCGCGCCCCTGGTTCCGCCTCGAGATCCAGGACAAGGACCTGATGGAGATGGCCGCGGTCAAGACCTGGCTGCACGAGGTCGCGACCATCCTGCGCGCCATCTTTGCGAGCTCCAACACCTACCGCAGCCTGCACACGCTCTACGAGGAGCTGGGCCTTTTCGGCACGGCCGCCACGATCGTGCTGCCCGACTACGACAACGTCCTGCACCACTACCCACTGACCGTGGGCGAGTATGCGCTTGCGACCAACGCCAAGGGCGAGGTCGACACGCTGTGCCGCGAGTACCAGATGACGGTCGAGCAGATGGTCGGCCAGTTCGGCCTGGCCAACGTGAGCCAGACCGTGCGCGACCTGTACAACCGCGCCAACTACGACGCCTGGGTCGACGTGGTGCACCTGATCGAGCCGCGCAAGGAGCGCGACACGCGCAAGCTCGATGGCAAGAACATGCGCTTTGCCTCGCTCTACATGGAGCCCGGCAAGGACAACTCCGACAAGTTCCTGAGCGAGTCGGGGTTCAAGCGCTTCCCCGCGCTCACCCCGCGCTGGGTCGTGACCGGCAACGACATCTACGGCACCAGCCCCGGCATGGAGTGCCTGGGCGATGTGAAGCAGCTGCAGCACCAGCAGCTGCGCAAGGGCCAGGCGATCGACTATCAGGTCAACCCGCCCCTGCAGGTCCCGACCAAGTACAAGGAAGCGCACAAGGCGCGCCTCCCCGGCGGCGTGTTCTACGTCGACAGCCTGGGGCAGGGCACCGGCGTGCGCTCGGCCTACGAGGTCAACCTGGACCTGAGCCACTTGCTGCTCGACATCCAGGACGTGCGCGAGCGCATTCGCTCCGCGTACTACGCCGACCTGTTCCTGATGCTGGCGAACGACACCCGCTCGGGCGTGACCGCGACCGAAGTCGCCGAGCGCCACGAAGAGAAGCTCTTGATGCTTGGCCCCGTGCTCGAGCGTCTGCACAACGAGCTCTTGAGCCCCATGATCGACACCGCGTTCGAGTTCGCGAGCACGGCCGGCATCTTGCCGCCCGCACCCAAAGAGCTCGAGGGCCTGGACCTGAACGTCGAGTTCATCAGCGTGCTGGCCCAGGCGCAGCGTGCGGTCGCGACCCAGGGCATGGACCGCCTGCTCGGTACCGTCAGCCAGATGGCTGCGGCCAAGCCCGAGGTGCTGGACAAGCTCGACTTCGACCAGATCGTCGACGACTACGGCGACGCCTATGGCGTCAACCCGAAGATCATCGTGCCCGATGCCGACGTCGCCACGCTGCGCAAGCAGCGCGCGGCCGCCATGCAGGCCCAGCAGGCTGCCGCCACTGCCCCGCAGGTGGTGGAGTCGGCCAAGACCGCGAGCGAGATCAACACCGACAACCTGGGCGACGTGATGAACAGCCTGATGGGCTACAACACGCCCGGCGCTCAGTCGGTCTAATTCACAAGGACAACGCCATGAACCTGATCGACATGAAGAACACGGTCAAGACCAAGGACTCGAGCCTGGTCTCGCCCGTCGAGAACGACGAGTACCCGTACGGCCTGCGCATTCGGCTCGACAACGACACCCTCAAGAAGCTCGGCATCACCGAGCTGCCCGCGATCGACAGCGAGCACAAGCTCGTCGCCCTGGTCTGTGTGGTCGGCCTCAACATGAACGAGAGCGCCGGCGAGGGCGAGCCCTACCGCAGCGTCGAGCTGCAGATCGAGCAGATGGCCCTGGCCCCGGCCAAGGAAGAGGCGGGCGAGTCGAAAGACCCCGCCAAGGCCATGTACCCGACGATGCTCGGTTAACCCCTTTTCACCCACGCGCCAGCGAGGTTTCAACCACCGGCCAACATTCACAGGTGCCCCATGAACGTCCAAGAAATCAGCATCGTCGTCGATGAGGGCGCCCGCTCTCAGGCCGTCTCGATCAGCTCCACCAGCGCCCAGAGCGCCGTGATCAAAACCGAAAGCGTGATCGCCACGCCGACCGTCGACGTGTTCGTGCGCCAGGGCGCCAACCCGACCGCCCTGAGCGATGGCACCGACATCCTGCTGCTGGCCAGCACCACCTACCGCCTGGCCGTGAAGCCCGGCAACAAGCTCGCGTTCAAGACCGCGAGCGCTTCAGGCATCGTCTACCTGACACCGGGGGCCTGATGTCGATCGGCATCCCCTCGCTGCGCCTGGGCCAACGGGCCCGCAGCGCCGCCGGCGTGCTCTTGAACCTGCTCAAGTACACCGAGCAGTTCGAGAACGCCGTCTGGCTGCAGGGCTCCGTCACCACGACCACCAACCAGGCCGTGGCGCCCGATGGCACCACGACCATGGACAAGCTGACCGCCACGGTCGCGAGCAACATCCACGCGACCTCGCAGCCGTTCACGTTCACGAGTGGCGTGCAGTACACGTTCTCGTGCTTCCTGAAGTACACCAACACCCGCTACGCGTCGCTGCGGATTTTCGACTCCTCGCAGTTCCCGCACATCACCTTCGACCTGACCACGGGCACGATCGTCGACACCGAGGCGGGCGTCACCGGCACCATCACCGACGTGGGTGGTGGCATCTACCGCCTCACCGCGACCAAGACCTCGGCCGCCTCGGGCGTCGGCAACGTCAGCGTGTTTTTGCAGCCGAGCGCCACCAACCGCGGCGCGGGCTGGCTGGCCGCGGGCACCGAGACGGTGCTGGTGTGGGGTGCGGATCTGCGCGTCGGCGCGAGCGCCGGTACCTACCAGAAGGTCGTCGCCTGAGCGCTTCCGTATCCGTGAGCTAAATCGCGCGCACTACGATGCGCGCGTGGCAACCATGAACGACCCTACAGACCTGAAGCGCCAAGAACGCGAAGCCGAAAGCGAAGAGCTGGGGGCGCGCGAAGCCAGACGCAAAGAGCTGCAGGATCTGCAGTGGTTGCTCGGTCACCCCCAAGGGCGCCGCATCGCGATGCGACTCCTCGATGAGGCGGGCGTGTATCGCAGCTCTTTCAACCATAGCGGCAGCGTTATGGCGTTCCAGGAAGGCAAGCGACACATCGGCCTGTTTCTCACCGCGGAGTTTCTCGAGGCCTCGCCCGACGGGTACATGAAAGTGCTCAAAGAGTACGGAAAGACCAAAGATGAGTGATTCAAACGCGGGAACCGGTACACCTTCCAACGACACCGGGGAACCGACCACCACTGATAGCACTGCTGTGAACCCGGCAGGCACTGCAGATCCGAGCGCAAGCGCGGACCCTGCTGCAGGCACGCAAGACCCGAAACCCGCAGAACCTGCGGTGCCCGAGTCCTACGAGCTCAAGATGCCCGACGGTGTTCAGCTCGACTCGGCCGCGGCCGAGGAGTTCACCGCAATCGCCAAGGAGCTGAAGCTCTCCGCAGCGGATGCGCAAAAGGTCGCAGACGTCGGCGCCAAGATGGCCCAGCGTCAAGCCGAAGCGCACGCCAACCTGGTGGAGAGCTGGGTCGAACAAGTCAAGACCGACAAAGAGATCGGTGGCGACAAGCTCGACGAAAACCTCGGCATTGCCCGCAAAGCGATCGACACCTTCGGCTCCCCCGAGCTGAAGACGCTGCTCAACAGCACCGGGATGGGCAACCACCCCGAGTTCGTGAAGCTCGCGGTCAAAGTCGGCAAAGCCATCAGCGAAGACCGTTTCGTGCAAGGGAACCCCAAGGGTCCCGAGACCGATATGGCCAAGAAAATGTTCCCCTCCATGAACTGAAAGGTAATTTATGTCCACCCTCGCAGCAAACAACCCGACGCTCCTCGACGTCGCCAAGCGTCTCGACCCCGATGGCAAGATCGCCTCGATCGTCGAGATCATGAACGCTTCCAACGAAGTGTTGACCGACATGACCATGGTCGAAGGTAACTTGCCCACCGGCAACAAGACCACCGTCCGCACCGGTCTGCCCACTCCCACCTGGCGCAAGCTGTACGGTGGCGTGCAGCCCACCAAGTCGACCACCGCGCAGGTGACCGACAACTGCGGCATGCTGGAAGCCTACGCCGAAGTCGACAAGGCCCTGGCCGACCTGAACGGCAACACCGCCGCCTTCCGCTTGTCGGAAGACGCCGCCCACATCGAAGGCATGAGCCAGGAACTGGCCTCGACGCTGTTCTACGGCAACGAAGCCACCGAAGCCGAAGCCTTCACCGGTTTGGCTCCTCGCTTCAACTCGCTGTCTGCCCAGAACGCCGACAACATCGTCAACGCCGGTGGCGCAGGCTCCGACAACACTTCCATCTGGTTGTGCGTGTGGGGTCCTCAGACTGGCTTCGGTATCTATCCAAAGGGCAGCCAAGGCGGCCTGCAGATGGAAGACAAGGGCCAGGTCACGATCGAAAACGTGGATGGCAACGGCGGCCGCATGGAAGGCTACCGCACGCACTACCGCCACGACATGGGTCTGACGATCCGCGACTGGCGCTACTTCGTGCGCATCTCCAACATCGACGTGAGCGATCTGGGCACCTTGGCCAACACCAAGAACCTGATCCAGTGGATGATCCAGGCCTCTGAGCGCATCCCGAGCTTCGGCCAGGGCCGTGCCTGCTGGTACGTCAACCGCACGATCCGCGAGAAGTTGCGCCTCGGCATCCAGGAAAAAATCGCGAACAACCTGTCGTGGGAAACCGTGGCCGGCAAGCGCGTGATGACGTTCGACGACATCCCTGTCCGTCGCACCGACGCCCTGGTGAACACCGAGTCGGTCGTCTCCTAATCGACCGCAGAACCCTGAAAGGACACATACCATGATTCTCGATTCTCGCAACGAGTTCGCTGACGCCACCGCGCTCAGCACCGCCGCCACCGGCCTCGCCCTGGTGGGCAACGTGATCGACCTGGGCACCGACGGCGTCAACGACGTCGACGGCATGTACCTGGTCGTGCAGGTGGACACCTCGGTGACTTCCGGTGGCTCGGCCACTGTGGAGTTCCAGTTGGCCTCCGATGCCCAGGCCGCCATCGCGACCGACGGCAGCGCCACCGTGCACACCAAAACCGCCGCGATCGCCAAAGCCACTCTGGTGGCCGGCTATCAGGTCTGCGCCATCGAGTTGCCCAAGGGCACCTACGAGCGCTACCTCGGCATCTTGCAAAACGTCGGCACCGCAGCGCTGACCGCCGGCAAGATCAACGCGTTCTTGACGAACGACCCGCAAACCTGGAAAGCGTTCGACGCTCCGTTCCAGGCTTGATCGGAGGTAGCCCATGAAAGTGATCGCACTGACCGTTGGCTTCCATAACGGAAGCCGTATCCGCAAGGGTGAAGAGTTCGAGGTCGCCGACGGCGCCAAGGCCAGCTGGTTCGCTCCCATCGAATCCGCCGGTGCCAAGGCCGCCAAGCCTGTGAAGGCGGCGCGCCCCGAGCCCAAGGCGCTGTCTCAAGTGGGCAAAGGCGAAGACAAGAGCTTCGTCCAAGTCCACGAGAAAGCCGACCTGGCCTGATCGGCTGCGGCTTTGCCAAGAAGGGGTGTGAGTTCAGCTCACACCCCTTTTTCTTTGCGTGTCCGTGGCTAAAGCGACGGCACCTACACTTCCCCGCATTGGAGAACTCACATGGCCTCTGCTGTCCAAATCTGTAACCAGGCCTTGAGCCACGTTGGCTCCGAGGCCCGAGTCTCGAGCATCAGCCCGCCCGATGGCAGCGTCGAAGCAGGCCACTGCGCGGCGTTTTATGACCAGGCGCGCACCGAGCTGCTCGAGCCCGGCAACTGGCGCTTTGCACTGAAGCGCGCCGAGCTCGCGCAGACCACCAACTTGAGCACCGCCTGGGCCTTCGCCTACGTGCTGCCCTCCGACTGCCTGCGGGCGCTGCGCATCTTGCGCGCCAGCACCGCCGTGACCGTGTTCACCCAGGACAACGCGAGCGCGCACACCGACGATCGCGACTCTGCACCGTTCGACCTCGAGGGCGAGGTGCTCTACTCGAACGAGCCCGACGCGATCCTGGTCTACGTCAAGGACGTCACCGACACCACCAAGTTCTCGCCGAGCTTCACCGCCACGTTCAGCCAGCTGCTCGCCTCCTACCTGGCGGGCCCGATCGTCAAGGGCAACGAGGGCACGCGCCTCAGCATCGCCCTGCGCCAGCAGGCCATGAGCCTGGCCGATGTGTCCGCCACCAGCTCGGCCAACGCCAGCAGCGAGGACAACAACGCCCACCCCTCGATCGTCGCGGCCCGAGCATGAGCACCAAGTTCCTGCTCCGCTCCTTCGCCGGCGGCGAGATCACGCCCGAGCTCGCCGGGCGCCTCGACCTGACCAAGTACCAGACCGGCCTGTCCCTGGCGCGCAATTTCATCACGCTGCCGCACGGGCCCGCCGCGCGGCGCCCGGGGTTCGAGTTCATCCGCGCCGCCGGGGATTCGACCCACCAGGTGCGCCTGATCCCGTTCGCGTTCAGCGCCACGCAGACCGTGGTGCTCGAGTTCGGCCACCAGTACATCCGCTTTCACATCGACGGCGCGACGCTGATGTCGGGCGGTTCGCCCTACAGTGTGGCGACGCCCTACCAGAGCGCCGACCTGTTCGACCTGCACTTCGCGCAGTCGGCCGACATCATCACGATCGCCCACCCGGGCTACGCCACCCGCGAGCTCGCCCGCAACGCCGCGACCGACTGGACGCTGACCGCGGTGTCGTTCGCACCGCCCACCGATGCGCCCGGCAACGTCACGGCCACGCCCACCATCGCGGGCTCGGACACCGACAAGAACAAGACCCAGCAGAAGTACGTCGTCACCGCGGTGCAGCCCGATGGCGTGACCGAGTCGCTGGCGAGCGCCGAAGACAGCGCGCTCAACAACCTCACGCTCGCCGGCAACTACAACACCATCACCTGGGACGCGGTCGACGGCTGCACGCGCTACAACGTCTACAAACTGCGCGGGGGCATCTTCGGCTACATCGGCCAGGTGCAGCCCGCCACCGGCGCGACGACCAAGACGGTGAGCACCGCCGAGGCCTACGACGGCAACATCTTCAAGTACCGCAAGGTGCGGATCACCACCAGCACCGCGCACGGGTTCACCACCGGCGATCGGGTGTTCATCGAGGGCACCACGTACTACGACGGCGTCTACCAGATCACCGTCGAGAACACGACCCAGTTCCACTACTCGAAGGTCACCTTCGGCGGCGCGACCGTGCACGCCGGTACGGCCAGCATCCCCGCGCTGTCGCTGACCGACGACAACGTGCTCGCCGACACCACCCAGTCGCCGCCCGAGGACATCATCACGCTCAACAGCGGCGCCAACGACTACCCGGCCACCACCACCTACCACGAGCAGCGCCGCTGGTTCGCCGGCACCAACGGCAAGCCCCAGGTGCTGTGGTCCACCCGCACCGGTACCGAGGCCAACCTCACAAGCTCGATCCCCTCGCGCGATGCCGATGGCCTCGAGGTGCGCATCGCCGCCTCGCAGTACAACCAGATCCGCCACCTGGTGCCGCTGTCGGACCTGATCGCGCTCACCGCCGGCGGCGAGTTCCGCGTGTTCAGCGAAGGGGCGCCGGCCATCACGCCGACCTCGATCTCGATCAAGCCCCAGGGCTACAGCGGCTCGAGCAACGTGCAGCCTGTCGTCACCTCGGGCTCGATCCTGTACGTGCAGGCCCAGGGCTCCCGCGTGCGCGAGCTCGCCTACTCCTGGGAGTCGAACGCCTACCGCACGGTCGATGTGTCGATCATGGCGCCGCACCGCTTCAACGGCTACAACCTCACCCAGCTGGCCTACACCCGCGCGCCCGATGCCCTGCTCTGGGCGGTGCGCGATGACGGCACGCTGCTTGGTATGACCTACGTGCCCGACCAGCAGGTCTATGGCTGGCACGCCCACGACACCGACGGCCAGTTCGAGTCGGTGTGCGTCGTCGCCGAGGGCAACGAGGACGTGCTCTACGCCGTCGTGCGCCGCACCATCGGCGGCACCCAGCTGCGTTACATCGAGCGCCTGCACTCGCGCATGTTCACCGCGCAGGAAGACGCGTTCTTCGTCGACTCCGGCCTCACCTACCGCGGCACACCGGTCACCACCCTGAGCGGGCTCGGCCACCTCGAGGGCAAGACCGTGCACATCCTCGCCGATGGCGCGGTCGCAGCGCCCCAGGTCGTCACCGGCGGCCAGGTCACGCTCGCCACCGCCGCGAGCGTGGTGCACGTCGGCCTGCCGATCACCGCCGACCTGCGCACGCTCCCGCTCGCGATGGAAGGCGCCCAGGCCGCCGGGCAGGGCACCGTCAAGAACATCAACAAGGTGCACCTGCGCGTCAGCCAGTCCTCGATCGTCAAGGCCGGGCCCGACTTCACGCGCCTGCGCGAGTACCCTGCGCGCGCCGTGTCCGACCCCTACGGCTCGCCGCCGGCGCTGCGCGACGGGGAGCTCGCGCTCTCGATCGACGCGAGCTGGAACCAGGACGGCGCGCTGTGCGTGCGCCAGGACCTGCCGCTGCCCCTGACCGTGCTGTCGCTGACGCTCGAAGTCCAGACCGGTGGCTGAGATCCTGATTCGACCGACCGAGCCGGGCGATGCCGCCCTGCTGGTCGCGAACCTGCGCACGAGCGACCGCAACGAATGCCTGGCCTACGGACGCGAGGACATTGCCGCCGGCATCCGCTCGAGCGTGGCGCGCTCCTTGCTCTGCTGGAGTGCGTTCGCCGACGGTGAGCTCGCCGCCATCTTGGGCGTGGCGCCGCTCAACATCCTCACCGGCCTCGGCTCCCCCTGGATGCTCGGCACGCCCGTGCTCGATACACATTCCCGTGTCCTTGTCCGAATGACGCCCGAGTACATTGCCAAAATGCTAAAGGCGTTCCCCCACCTGGTGAATTTTGTGCACGCGAAGAACACCACCAGCGTGCGATGGCTGCGCCGTCTGGGGTTCGACCTCAGCGAGCCCGCACCCTTCGGCGCCCTGGGCGAACCCTTCCACCGTTTTGAAATGCGAGCCTGACCATGTGCGAACCCGCAACCCTTACCGCCATCGGCACCTGGTTTGCCGGTAGTGCTGGCACCGCCGCGGCCGGTACCGCCGCCGCCACCACCGCTGCTGCCGGTACCGCTGCCGCCGCGAGCACCGCTGCTGCCACGACCGCCGCTGCCGGCATGACCACCGCGCAGATGGTGAGCCTGGGCCTGTCGGCCGCCGGCGTCGGCATGAGCGCCGTGAGCGCCTACAACCAATCCCAGACCGCCCAGGACATGGCGAACCGCAACGCCGCGATCGCCGATCAGCAGGCCGAGGACGCCATCAGGCGCGGCGAGAAGGACGCCATGGAGGTGCAGCGCAAGAATGCCGCCTTCAAGTCGAGCCAGCGCGTCGGCCTCGCGGCCAAGGGCCTCGATCTCGCCTACGGCACCGCCGCCGATCTGCAGGACCAGACCGACTTTTTCGGGGCGAGCGATGTCGCCACCACGCGCACCAACGCCCGCAAGGAAGCCTGGGCCCGCGAGAGCCAGTCCTCCAACTTCCAGGCCGAAGCCCTATCGCAGCGCCCCTGGCTGGCGAGCGGCTCCACGATGCTCGCCGGCGCAGGCTCGGTGGCGGATCGCTGGTACCGCTACGGCAACCCCGCCGCCCGATAGGAGCCTGAATGCCAATCGTCCCAACCTACAACGGCCCCCAAGTTCGCGAACAAGCGCTTGAGGGCGGTTTTCAAAAAACATCCGACGTCAGCAGCGACCTGAACCGAGCCGGGCAGGGCCTGGCCATGCTCGGCACCGCCGTCGGCTACGTGGCCGAGCGCGATGCGCAGGCCAAGGCCAGCGACACCGAGGCCAAGATCACCGGCGAGTGGCTCAAGTGGGACGCCGCCAACCGCGGCAAGTACCGCGGAGAAAACGCCGACGGCTACGCGCCGGCCGCCGAGGCCTGGTGGAAGAGCGCCGCCGAGACCTACGGCCAGGACCTGGACCCGCGCGCCCGAGCGCTCGCTTCCCAAGGCCTGCGCACCAAGCAGACCGCGGCCATGGGCAACGTGCTCGCGTTCTCGAGCGCCGAGAAAGAACGCCACGCCGATGAGACCTACGCCGCCGACGTGAACACCACGATCCAGTTCGGTGTGACCTCGGGCGATGTGGCGAGCACTGCCGCGCAGATCCGCGAGAAGGCCGCCCAGCTCGGCGCCCGCAAGGGCTGGACCACCGAGCAGGTGCAGGCCGAAGCCGGCAAGAACCTCTCGAGCATGCACCTGGCGCAGATCACCAAGCTGGCCGAGACCGATGCCACCAAGGCGCAGGAATACTACGACGCCAACAAGGCCGAGGTCGGGTTCCAGAACCAGGCGCGCGTCGAGCAGGTGCTGAAGGGCGAGATGGACAACCAGTTCGCCGTGAAGTTTGCCGCCGAGCAGGCGAGCAAACCCCTGGCCGAGCAGCTCACCGAAGCCGCCAAGATCACCGACCCGCAGCGCCGGGAGAAGACGCTCAAAGAGATCAAGCTGAACCACGCCGCTGTGCGCGAAGCGCAGGCCGAAAAGGAGCGCATCGCCTCTGACCAGGCGTGGCAGCTCGTCGGTCAAGGCAAGCGCGTGCCTGAGGCGATCTTGTCGCAGATGGACGGCAAGAGCCGGGTCCAACTGCAGGAACACACGCAAGACCGCGCCGATCGCCTGGCTGCCGGCAAACCCGTCAAGACCGACTGGGGTGTCTACATCGACACCCGCGAGAAGCTGGCCAAAGGTGAAAAGGTCGACCTGCGCGCACTCACCGAGAAAATCGCCCCCTCGCAGATGGAGCAACTGCTCGACATGCAGGGCGCGGTCGGCAAGGGTGGCAAGCAAGACAGCATGATGACCGACGAGGCTCGCATCAACACCGCGTTGGTCGGCCTTGGCATCGACAAGAAGAAACACCCCGAGCAGGCCGCAGCCCTCACGACCGAGATCGACCGCCGCGTGCGCCTGGCCTCCGCGGCCAAAGGCGGCAAGGACCTGACCGCCGACGAAAAGCAGCGCGAGGTCGACCGCGTGGTGATGGACAAGGTGTACGTCGATGAGTGGGGCAGCGACCCGCAAAAAGCTGTGGCGCTGCTCACCCCCGATGAAATCAAGAAGGCCTACGTCAACGTGAACGGCAAGAACGTGCCGGTGTCCTCGGTCCCTGCGATGGACCGCCGCCAGATCATGAAGGCGTTGCAGGCCACCGGCCAGCAGCCGACAGAACAAGCGATCGTCGAGATGTACCTCGCCGGTCAAAAGAAAGGCTCAGCTAAATGACGGATTACTTGCGACTGGCCCAGGAGCGCGCACCTCAGGCCGCTGAAGAGCAAGACAACCCCTACATGTCTTTGGCGCAGGAGCAGCAGAACCTGCAGCAAAACCGCGCCCGCACCGTGCTCGAGAGCGCGCTGAAGGACGACCCCGATCTGGCTGCCGAGCGCCTGCGTGTGTCGAAAACCTCGGGCGTGCCGCTGCGCGTCGTCGAGCGCAACCTCGACGAGCTGCGCGTGAAAGAGCGCGCCCGCGCCATCGACCTGGTCAGCATGGCCCAGGACTCGCCGGTGCTGTACCGCCAGATCACCGACCCGACGTTCGCGACCACCTCGGTCGATGACCTCGACACGCTCAAGAACCTCGAGCGCTCGGTCGGCAAGGGCGTGCGCTACGTCATGGGCGCCGACGGCAAAGGCGGCCTGCCCTCGGACCTGGTTGACGCCACCAAGACCGTTGGCCTCGGTGCCACGGTCGGCATCGGCAAGATGGCATTCGACGCTGCTGGCGTCGTGAACGATCTGATCGGCTGGGATAAAGGCGCCACCGATGCGCGCGGCACCGCGAAGCAATTGCAGAGCGTGATGGACCGCTACGGGTTCCAGCCCGAGTCGAGCACCGGCCAGGCCGTGCGCTCGGGCCTGCAGTCGGCCGGTACCAACCTGGCGCTGCTGCCGATCGGTCTGTACCGCGGGCTCTACGCCACCGCGAATCAGGCGGCATCCACCGTGGCCGGCGTGATGGCTGCCGGTGTCGGCGCCAGCGCCTACAACGAAGCCCGCGACCAGGGCCGCAACTCCCTGCAGGCAGGCGTCTACGCGATCCCCCAGGCCACGTTCGAGTACGTGTTCGAGCGCATCCCCGCCGCCAAGCTGTTCGGCGACATCGCCGCCAACACCGGGCTGCTGAAAACCATCGGCCGCCAGACCTTGAGCGAGGGCTGGACCGAGCAGGTCACGACCCTGGCCCAGGACTTCAACGAGTGGATGAACCTGAACCCAGACAAGACGCTGGCGCAGTTCATCAACGAGCGCCCCGAGGCTGCCTATCAGACGTTCATCGCCACCATGGTCGGCGTCGGCGTGCAGACCTCGACGATCAAGGGCATCAACAAGATCATCGAGAAGGCCACCGACACGAGCGTCAAGTTCGACCAGGATCTGCTCGAGAGCCAGATGCAACTGGCCGCCCAGTCGATGCTGCGCCAGCGCAGCCCCGAGCAGTTCCGCACGCATGTGCAGCGCGTCGTCGACGAGAACGACGGCGCCAAGAAAGAGATCTACGTCGACGGCGAGGTGCTAAACCAGCTGCCGCAGGAACTGCTGGCGCAGCTGCCCGAGTCCGTGCGCGAGCAGATCCCCGGCGCGCTCGAGACCAATAGCACCGTCGCCATCCCGATGGCCGACGTGCTCACCGTGGCGCCCGGTACCGAGCTCGAGCAGATCCTGAACGACAACGCCCGCATGCGCCCCAACGCGGCCTCGCGCGTCGAGGCTGAGCTCACCAACCAGTACCTGCAGCAAGAAGCCCAGCGCGTGCTGCAGCAGGCCCAGGACCAGAGCGCCTGGCAGCAAAGCAGCGAGGCGGTCAAGCAGACCGTGCTCGACCAGCTGAACAGCACCGGCCGGTTCACGCCCGATGTGAACGAGGCCTACGCATCGCTGCAGGCGAACTTCTTCTCAACCATGGCCGCCCGCGTCGGCATCACGCCGCAGGAGCTCTACGACCGCTACAGCCTGAAGGTTGCGGCCAAGCAGGTGGGGCAGGGCGGGGTGCTGAACTTTACTGATCCGGTGACGTTCCGGACCGTGCAGGCCGGCGATACGGTCGACGGCCGCGTGGTACGGGAAGCCGTGCCAAACCTAAGTTCGATCGGTGCAAGCCTGGATAACTACACCGTCTTGGAAGGTGTGCGCGAGATCCCGCTGACGACGTTCGACCCCGAGTATTTGAATTCCATCACGATGGATCGGCTCGACGAGCGCACGCGAAACCTGGCGGACGAGATCAAGGCGTCTGGCGAGATCGCGCCGTTGATCGTCGCGTTCGATTCCAAGGGCGCCTACATCATCGAGGGCGGCCATCGGTTTGATGCGCTGATCGCTTCAGGCGCCCAATCCATCCCCGCCGTCGTGGTGATCGACCAGAACGACCAACCCGCCCAGGAATACAACCAGGGCGCCGTCATCGGCGAGGGCGAGGTCAAGCGCGTGCTGCGCCGTGAGCCTGGCAACTTCACCGAGGACGAGCAGGCGGCCTACGACGCGTTCATGGAGAGCCGCCCCGATGCCGAGCGCATCAAGGCCAACCTCGAGCGCCACCAGGGCACGCCGTGGGCCAAGCAAGCGGTGGAGGGCATCTTCACCCGCCAGGCCATGCGCATGCTGATCGAAGGCCAGACGCCGACGTTTCAGTCGAGCATGGACTCGGGCCAGGTCAAGCGTACCCGCGAGGTGCTGCAAAAGCGCGGGCTGAACGGCCTGTGGGGTCTGCTCGAGGCCGACGGCGGACTGATGGGCGCCGCGGCCAAGCCGGTCAACAACGTCAACTCGTCGTTCATCAACTGCGACCCCTCGGTCGACTGTGCCAAGTATTGCTACGCGACCAAGGGTAACTACCAATACGCCAACGTCATCGTGAAGTCCGAGCTCGTCACCCTGGCGGTGGAGCTCGACCCGGTGCGCGCCGCACAGCGCGTTGCCGCCGAGTACAAGGCCACCGCCGAGTTCGCGAACAACAAGGCGCTGCGCCTGTTCGACAAGGGCGACGGCAACGAGCTGTGGCTGCCGTTCATCTCCGAGCTGAACAAGCAGGGCGTGCGCGTGCAGATCTTCTCGAAGGTGCCCACGTTCCTACGCCAGGTTCCTGACATGAACCTGAAGCTGTTGTCGATTGATGACAGCAACATGGAAATGGCCGACGCCAACCCCGATCTGCCCGTGGCCTTTGTGTACACTGGCAAGTCGCAGATCGACATGCTGGCCAAGCTGGCGGCGCGCAACCAAGTTCAGGTGGTGCTGCCGGTCAAGCTGGGCCAGAAGCTGCTGGACGGTACCGAGATCACCGACCTGAAGAAGGCGGTGCCCGAGGTCAAGCCCTACCTCTGCCCGATCGACTCGGGTTTCAAGAAGCTGGGCAAGACCAGCCAGCACGGCACATGGAACTGCACGAAGTGCGACGTCAACGGCGGCGTCGGATGCTTCCACGGTACCGCCACCAAGGCGGTCATGGAAAGTTACGAAGCCAAGCCCGCGACGCAGCAAGAACGCGCACAGCGCATTTTGGAATTAAGGAGCCAGATCAATGCAATCACTGCTAACACTGCAGCAGATGTGGCCCAAGCTGGACAGCTACCACCAGGAGGGGTTGAAGGACTTCTTCGCGAGGTGGACACACTCTTGGGTGAACTTCTCCGCGACTATGACACAGCCCCAAAAACAGGAGCTACTGTCGAAATTGGACGCGGAGCTGACGCTGCGAGTGCAGGGCCTGCAGGCTCTGTACGAGGGCGCCGAGTCATCCCCATCCGACCAGTCGCAGGAGCTCCCACCCGAAGTGGCACAGATCCAAAAACTGGCGGAGTCCTAAACCAGGACGGGCCGCGGCTCGCCCCCAACGGGAAACCCAGCAACCTCACGCCAGAGCTGCACGCCCTGGTCCGCACGGCCGAGTTCAAGACCTGGTTCGGCGACTGGGAAAAGCACGCCACCGCCGAGAATCCTGTCGGCTCGCTGTGGAGTGACAACGAAGTCTCCAAGGCCGTCGACGAAAACGGCGAGCCCCTGGTCGTCTACCACGGCACCGACGCCGGCGGGTTCACCGAGTTCAACACCCCGGGCGGCAAAGTCCGCGGTGACCTCGGCATCTTCCTGACCCCCAACCGCGCCATGGCTGCTTCCTACGTGAAGCGCGGCCGCGCCCGGGACATCGCGCGCGAGCAGACCGGCGAAGGCGCCGATCGCGTGAGCGGCGTGTATCCGCTGTTCGTCAACATCCGCGACCCCTACGATACGGACTTTGAGGGTGCGCTGTGGAACGGCGAGCGCCCTGGCCAGTACGTCGTGCTGAACGAAGACGGGGAGCAGTTGTCGACCGACGACGGCACGATGTACTTTGAGCTGTTCGACGACGCCAACACGTTTGCGCTCGAGAACGGCGGAACGGTCGAGCCAGCGCCCGATCACTGGGAGACCACCGACGGTGCCGTGCGCGAAGCCCGCAGCAACGGCAACGACGGCACCGTGATCCGCAACGTGGTCGACGAGGGTGGCGGCGACAGCAGCTACGCGGGCGAGCCTTCCGACGTGTTCGTGGCGTTCGACCCAACGCAGATCAAGTCGGTCGAGAACTTCGGCACCTTCGACGCCAACAACCCAGACATCTACCAGCAAGGCCCCCGCGGCACCTTCAGTCCCGAGCAGCTGCTGGTCACGCTGAACGAGAACGCCGACCTCTCGACGTTCCTGCACGAGTCTGGCCACTTCTTCCTCGAGGTGATGGCGGACCTTGCCAGCCAGCCCAACGCACCCCAGCAGATCCAGGACGACATGGCCGCCACGCTCAAGTGGTTCGGCGTGCCTGACCTCGCCACCTGGAACAGCTACACACTCGACGAGAAGCGCCCCTACCATGAGAAGTGGGCCGAGTCCTTCGAGCAGTACCTGTTCGAGGGCAAGGCCCCGAGCGAAGAGCTGCAGCCGCTGTTCCGTCGCTTCCGCTCCTGGCTGGTCAACGTCTACAAGTCGCTCACGCAGTTCATGCGTGCGCGCAACCTGAAGCTCAACGACGAAGTGCGCCAGGTGTTCGATCGCATGATCGCCACCGACGAGCAGATCGCCCAGGCCGAGGAGGCCGCCGGCATGCTGCCCGACTTCGAGGCCACCAACGAGGCGATCGAGCAGCTGCAGGCGCGCTCACTGCGGGATCTGAAGTGGACCGTCAAGGCCCGCGGCAAAGCGCTCAAGGCGCTCGAGAAACAGACCAAGGAGCTGCGCAAGGGCGTCGAGGCCGAGGTGCGTGCCGAGGTCGAGAAGCAGCCCCTGTATGCCGCCATGAACTGGCTGCGCAAGGGCGAGATGACCAACGAGGCCGGCGAGCAGGTCAAGGCCGAGAAGGGTTTCCGCCTGAACACCCAGGCCCTGGCCGAGATGTACCCCGAGAGCATGCTGGCCCGCCCCGATCTCACGCGCCTCAAAGGCATGACCGTCAAGGACGGCCTGCACCCTGACCTGGTGGCCGACATGTTCGGCTTCGAGTCGGGTGACCAGCTGGTGCGCGCTGTGATCGACGCCGAGCCGATCGCGAGCGTGATCGAGGGCATGACCGACCAGCGCATGCTCGAGCGCCATGGCGACCTCGCGACCCCCGAGGCGCGCGAGGCGGCAGCGAACGAGGCCGTGCACAACGAAGCCCGCGCACGCAGCTTGGCCACCGAGCTCAAGAGCCAGGCCGAGATGCTGAACCCGCGCCAGGACACCGGTCGCACGGCCACCAACGGCCGGGCCATCACGGTGAATGCGATCACCGCCGCGTCCAAGCAGTTCGCCGAGAACCTGGCCGCGCGCCGTCGCATCAAGGACCTGAAAAGCGCCACCTGGCAGCACCGCAGCGCCGAAGCCCGCGCCGGCAAGCGCTGGCAAGAGGCGACCGCCAAGGGCAAGACCGAGGAGGCCGTGCAGGCCAAGCGCGACCAGGTGCTCAACAACGCCACGGTCAAGGCGCTGCAGGACGCGCAGGCCGAGGTCAAGAAGATCGTCGAGTTCTTCAAGCGTGTCACCAAAGGGACAGACGAGAAGATCGTCGAGCGCGGTCGCGACCCCGATGTCGTGAACGCGATGCGCGCCATCCTGGGCGCCTACGACGTCGCCCCGCGCCTCGAGAAGTCCGCGCTCGCCTACATGGAGGCCGTGAGCCGCAACGACCCCGCCATGTACGCAGCGCTCAAGCCGAGCGTCGACACCGCGATGCTGAACGCGAAGCCCCTCATCGAGATGACGATGGAAGAGCTGCGCGGTTTGACCGACGAACTGCGCGCCATGTGGGCGCTGGCCAAGCGCTCGCGCCAGATGGAAGTCGACGGCAACCTGATGGACATCGAGGACGCCGCCGACGAGCTCGTCATCCGCATGGGCGAGATCGGCATCCCCGACACGATCCCAGGCGAGACCGGCGCCATCACCGACAAGCAAGAGCGCGGCATCAAGCTGCAGTTCGCCAAGGCCATCCTGAGCCGCGTCGAGCAGTGGTCCGAGCGCCTCGATGGCAAGTTCGGCGGCCCGTTCCTGCGCCTGGTGTTCCAGCCCGTCAAGGACGCCGCCGACCGCTACCGCACAGACAAGGTCGCCTACCGCAAGAAGTTCACCGAGCTCCTGCAGGCCGTCGCGCCTTCACTGCCACAAGGTCCGATCGCAGCACCCGAGCTAAACTACACCTTCGGCAACGCCCGCGACTCAGGCGCTGCTGAACTGCTGCACGCGATCCTGCACACCGGCAACGACAGCAAC